TATGACCAGCCACAAGACGCTGGTCCCGATGGAGATGATCGTAAAGCAACAGAACAGGATCATCAACGAGTGCCACAAGAGGAGCCTAGCCCCCGCACCGGGCAGGTTTGAGCCCATCTTCGACGAGTCTGTCAGGCTCACGGAAAGCTACTTCCCATACGCGGTAAAGGGCGCAAGGTGGGTCCCGTCCGCAGCCGATGACATCGAGGCCCCGGTCAAGATGTTCCTGCCCCCTGTAAACACATGGGCCAACAGGTACTTCCAAGGCACGGACCCCATTCAAAACGACGGAGGGTTTTCGCGTTTCTCGTCAGCCATCTGGGACACGGCGGCGCGAGAGATAAAGCAGGGGGATAATGCTGTATTCGTCCCAACGGTTGCCTGCGCCCTGAACGCCCGCACTTCGTTCCCATCAGACCTGTTCGCGCAGGGCGTATTGATGGGCATCTACTACCGCAACTACGGGCAGAAGGCTTGCCGGGAACTGGTGGAGATAAACGTGGGTCACAGGTACGTTGAGTTCAAGTCATCCCCCGTATTCGGACTGAGGGAGTCCCTCATGCTAAAGAACGAGCTTCTGCCAAAGTATCGCGGAGGGGCGCACATCTATGGAGTTGACCTAAAGGGCGGGAAGGGGAGCCGAAAGGAGTCCCTATACGGGGACGTGACCGACCTCATCCGCACCTATGGACACAATATATGGTACTATGACTTCTGGTCTCAGGTCAGGAACATCTCCGTTGAGTCCAAGCCGGACGGCTCCGTGGTGTGGGGAACAATGAACAAGAACGTCTACAACGACGACTTGGTCTACGCCATCGCCTATGCGGAGCTGTGCTCTCGTTGCGTCAATAAGCAGCCGCAAGAGATTTCGGCGGAGACAAAGCAGTACAAGACAAGGCGGGTGCTAAGGAGGAGCGCGGACCTTATCCCTTACTACGTCACTGAAAAAGTTGAAATCAAGTATACATGAGCGAGGAGATAATTGAAAAGATGCTTGAGAGGCGGTATCTGATATTCGCCCCCAAGAACGGCAAAGACCTTCGGGTCCAGTACCCGGAGCTTTCGGATTACACAGAATTTCGCCCAGAGGCCATCAAGAGCCACGACCTTCTGTTCGTCTGGTGGTTCCGCTGCGCTGCGTCTCCCTACTACGACAAGGCAGACCCTGAGAAGATTGAGTCGTGTGTAAGGATCGCCTATCCAACAGAGCAGCAGAGGGAGTCGAAGCTAAAGGAGTTCAGGGCTGGGTTCCCCGACAATGTTAAATCAGCATTCAAGCGGATGGAGTCCTTCAACCTTGCCGCCCGTATTGAGAACTATCTTTACACCCAAAGGGTCAGGGACAATTGCAAGGCAATGCTTGCTGTTGATATAAATACAATGGACATCGAGGAGCAAGACTCTTGGAGCAAACGCGCTCCGGGCATTTGGCGTCTTCTTGAGGAAACCTCTAAAGCCCTCGAAAAAGGGGGTTTTGGCGTCATCGAGCATGACAATACCATTGTTGATGAACTCGATGGCTCGGTAAAATCATTTAGACAGTCTAGCCGATGATTCCAACAACGACGAACAATCGCGGGTTTTGGACGTGGATCCCTATTGCCACGCAGATCCCACCGAGCATGACCATTCCCGAAAAGGATAAGGAGAATGAGAGTTACCATGCCCTGTGGACCCGCTACTTCTTGTCTCGTCAGGTTGGCGCATGGATCGAGTACTACCGTGGCAACTACTCTGCCAACATGGACTATGCCATCGACTCCCGCTGGGGAGAGGAGGAGGACGTTCGTATGTTCCTTGGAGACGGCCCTTCACAAACAAGCCGCATCCCGTTCAAGTTCCCCATCGTATCCCCCATGCTGACCCGCATGGTCGGGGCCGTTGACAACATCTCCATCTCTGCCAAGGCGGAGCCCGTCACCCAGTACCTGTCCAAGACCCGCCGAGAGGATGCGTTCTTGAAGGCCATGCTGATGAGCGAGGCCGCTGGCGCTGGGCCAATGATGGCCACTGCAATGGCAAAGCAGGGGGTGTCGCCCTCGCCGGATGAGACCGAGAAGATATTCGACATGACCTATCAGGACCACATCATTCGTGGCGCCAATAGCCTCATGTCAATGCTGGCAGAGCGTAGCAAGCTGGATGACACCAAGCGCGTCGCGGCTGCTTACATGGCCCTATCTGGCGTTGCAGCCGCGCACTGCTCCATCAATGGCAACAACCTTGAGTGGGAGGTGTGCGAACCCCGCGAGGTCGGGTGGGACACATCGGCCATGCGTCCAGACTTTTCGGATGGCCAGTTCGTGTACACCTGTCCCCTGATGAACGTGTCGGGCATCGCAGAACGCTGGAACCCGATCAAGGACAAGATCTACGCCCTAGACACTTGGTCGCGTATCCTTCCCGGTGGATACAACTTCAACGCCGGTTGGCCGCAGTCCCGCCCCCGCGTCTTTACCATGTACTGGAAGGACATGAAGTACGTGGAGAGGGGATTCGTGGAGAAGGACGGGATGCCGCAGTACCTCACCATCAACGAGGATGATCCGGACACCGGCAAGCCAGCCTTTACCGACAAGGACCTTATCGAGCCACCAGAGAACCAATACACCCGCGCTTGGACCTCGGCTGAACTAAAGGCCAAGAAACAGCGCAGGGCCATTGAGGTTATCCGCTACTGCTCCATGATTCCTTGGGAGTACCTGCCCGGTGGCTACACCAAGGGTCGTCCATATAGCCCCAACGAAGCCCCTCCAGCCGCTCCCCTCAACAGCAACCTACCGCAGGTGGGCGTTGTAGGTGACATGGTGTTGGACTACGGCATGTACCCGTTGCAGGAGGCCGAGGCCGATGACGTATATTCTGTCAAGTTCCCGATCAAGTTCTCTGCTTGGCGCTACTTGGGCGGACATGCTGTCGCCCCCATCACCGCCGCCCGCGACCCGCAGCGTTGGATGAACCAGATCACGTCCGACATCGCTTGGAGGATGCGTAAGGCCGGTGGCAAGAGCGTCCTCTTGGCCAAGGAGGCGCTTGACGGCTCCAACATGGACGAGGATGAGCTGAACCACAAGGTCAAGGAGGGGGACACCATCGTTGTCCCCGCTGCCATGCTTGGGGGCTTGCAGAACGCCTCTGGTCAAATCGACGCATCGCCCGGAGCTTCCTTCTACAACATGCTTGGCCTGCTCCCTCAGATCAAGAGCGTTGCAGAGAGCTCAGTCGGCGTGTACGAGAGCAACTACGGTGCCCCTCAAGGTGGAGGACAGCTTGTGGGAACCCTTCAGCTTCAGCTTCAGCAGGCGGGTGTGATGCAGCAGCCATTCTACGCTTCCATTGCAGACCTGTACAAGCAGATACACCAGTTCAACGCACAGGCGGGCAAGCAGTTCTACTCTCGCCGCCCTTGGCTACTGAGCCAGATGGTAGGCGAGGACGACATGACCGCCCTCATTACCACGGAGGACATGCAGCTTGAGCAGTTCCGTGTCAAGATCTCCCTGTCCCCTGACGGCGCACAGCTTCGCACCATCACCGACCAGCAGCTCATCCCGCAGCTTATGCAGATGGGTATGCTTGACCCGACCACGGCAGCCACCCTCATGGGACGCTCCTTCCCCGAAGACGTTTACGCTGCGGCCCGCCAGTTCACCAAGCAGGCGGCTGAAGCTGCGGCACAGCAGGCAGAGGCGCAACAGGTGATGATGGCCGAGCAAGCAATGGCGCAGGAGCAGGCGGCAATTGACCAGCAGGGCTCAGAACTTGCCAAGCAGGAAAACAATAGCGACCTGAAGCTTGCACAGCTACAGCAGAAGGCAGACCAGCCATATCGCCAAGCAGAAAGCGAGTGGATGAAACCCGACGCTGAACTTGGCGCAGCCGTTTCACCCGGTCTATAAGCACTGAAAAACAAAAACTACAAACACAGCATATCTTTGCAAGCATGACTGAAACGACTGACACCCAAAGCCTTAGCGGTGACGCCTTGGCCCAAATCCTCGGCCCTACGTTGGCCGAGCGAAAGGAATCATATCCCAAGCCCGCTGAACCTGCGCCTGCGGTTGAGCAAAATTCCCAAACCTCTCCTGCTGTTGCCGAGGTTGAAAAACCCGCGCCAGTAGAGGCTTCCAAGCAATCAGAGCCTGCTGCTCCCGTTGTAAATTCCAGTGGTAATTCCCAACCTACGGACCCCTATGCAACGCTGCTGAATGACGTGCTTGGCGAACAAAAGCCAGCAGCTATCCAGTGGAGCGACGAGGCGAAGAATTTGTTCAAGCAGACCTACGGAGTTGATGACCCCGTTGCGTTCAAGGCTGAGATTGATCAGAAGATCGCACAGGCCGATTTGATTAAAAAACAGTACGAAGAGGTTGCCCCGCTCAAGGAAAGCCTTGACAAGCTCCCCCCTTCGATGTACCGCGCACTTCAGCTTGCCTTTGAGGGCAGGGTCGAAGATGCTCAGAACTACATCAAGGAGCTTCCCAAGGTGGCCCTTGAGAACAAGGAGAGCAAGGACCTTGACGACCGCATCCTTATCGACACCTACCTGCCCGGCAAGATTAAGCCAGAGCAGTGGGCCGCACTGACCGACCCGGAGGCTGACGAGGAGATTGTGGATGCCATCGAGGGACGCATCGCCATCCTTCGCGATACCGCTGGCGAGATGCACGACAAGCATCGTAATGAGGCGATTGCTCAGGTTGCACAGCAGCGCGAGGCCGAGAAGCAAGCATTTGAGAACTATCAAAACGGTCTGGCGACCAGTATTGCCAGTGCCAAAAACTCTTCCCTTCGTCTTTTTGTCGATGACAATGTCGTCAACGACATGAAGACGGGTGGATTCCTTGGACAGTTTGTTCAACAGGATGGTGTCACCCCAACGCCGCAAGCAACGACCCTGTATCTGAAGGCGCTTCACTTCGATTCCGCAGTGAAGGCAGCAGACGCAAGAGGATTTGAGCGAGGCAAGCAGGAGGCACTCCTAGAGGCAACTTCTCGTCAGCCTACGATGTCCAGAATGGCTAACCGAGACGGAGGCGATCAGCCTCGGCCAACCACCGAGCAGGACGCAATTAACCAGATCCTGTTGAAAGCCCAGCTCACCATCTAACATTTAACACCAACAAACACAAATGTCACTTCAGTCCTATACCCAGAATGTGAACAACGCGCCCTTTGGCCTAGCCAATACCAACGCGCCCGGTTCGCCCTATGCCGCTGCCTACGGTCGCGGTGTAACGTCTCACCTGATGCTGCCCGTTGCGCCGATCATCTTCGACGCGCAACCCCAGCAGTTCCTTGACCTTCAGTACCTGATGGCCTTCACCACCGAGGAGGCCCCCGGTGACGAGATCATGTGGCACGAGAACGTGTGGAGCCGCAGCCCCATCGTGACCGCCGCTCCAATTGCTGCCATTGCTGCAATTCCGGGCGCTGTTGCAACCGGCCCCATTACCGTCACCGCAGACTCGTTGAACTATATTTCTCCGGGTCAGATCCTTTACTTTACCGATGACAATGGCGTCCCCTGCCAAGTTATCGTTGTGAGCAATGCTGGACCGGTCCTGACCGTCCGCACACTGGTTGGCGTTGGAACCGGCGCTGTTGCCGCTGCCAGCATTAACCTGACCAATGGCATGCATGCCGGTGGTGATGGCTTCCAGACCTTCAGCAATCCTGTGCGTACCAAGACCATCCGCCGCACCAACCTCATCGAAAAGGTTGGCCCAGAGCAGATGATCTGGAACCGTCTGGAGCGCATGAAGTGG